GAGGGCGCCGTACAGCTTGATCTTACGCAGCATGACGCAACCTCCTTCCTACGCATTTTAGGGCCCAACCTCCAAGGATATCCCTAGATGACAACCGTCCCTGCAGATGGTGAAGCATCATCTGATCACCCAGATACACAGCGCAATGGTTCAGGCCAGGGCTGCTGATGCTCATGAACAGCAGGTCGCCTTTTTCTAGTTCTTCATCAGGTAGCAACTCACGGAAGCCTGTCGCCTTCCAGCGATCATCAAAGTACGGTTTGGCCTGAAAGTCTTCTGGGTTGGTGGAGCGTTCCCAGTCGCGTAGCTTGATGCCCTGCTCGGCATACCAGTCACGCGCCAGTGTCCAGCAGTCATGCACCGCCCACACCCACTCGCGGCCAATCAATGGCGCCTTATACCCGCATGGCTTGCATTCGCCCCAGGTTTCTAGATTGGGGTTGACGATGTACCAAGGCAAGCCGCTGGCTTCACATGCGGCGCGGTCCGCTGGTGATGGATGCGGTGGCGTGCTCGGGTGACTGTGGACAATGGCCAGCACCTCGCCTTGATCCTCGGCTGCGGCGTAGTCCTCGGTTGACAGCACAAACATCTGATCCGGTGCTGCTGCTTGGTTGCGGCATGGGATGTAGTGCTCGCGGCCTTTGATGACCACCAGCAACCCACAGGCCTCGCGGGGTTGTTCCGCCTTGGCGTGCTCTAGTGCCGCGTCGCGCCAGGTCATTGTCATCCGCTGACTGTACCAACGCCAGGGAAGCCGCCAAACGGTAGTTCAGCATTCTGCCCGAACCGCAGGTGACAGCTATTGAGCCGCTTGCCGCATACATCACCAGATGCGCTCAGCACCGGCTGGTCTGCGGCGTCAAAGTAGTTAGTGCCGGTGTAACCACATTCAGCAGAGCGGTAGGTCCACGGGCACAGGTTGGCGATGCACTGCCGCTTGGGTGCCCGCACACCGGCAAGGTCAAAGCTGGCCGCCAACTCAAACTCAACAAGGTTGCGATTTTCTGCGCTTTTGCGGTCGATGTAATAAATCTCTCGCGGGAACTCGGCGCTGGTATCTTCTGTCGGATTGGTTGGTTCCAGCAGAAAATGGCCGCCGTCTTCCATCAGTAACGCATCACCATCCTCAAGTAAAAGGATGTCACCACTGACCGGAAAATTAACGGCATCTAGATACTTGGCCAGCGTGCGGATGCGCGTTACCTTGGCGCCTTCTAAGCCAACCGGCAGGCTGAGGATGATGGCCGTAACCGTGCCAAAAATGTTGCTAACGCGAATCCTTGGCCGCGGCAATGTTCCTTGGCCGCTGTACTCAAACCCGTCTGCTTCAATCGGAAACTTCAAATAGCTATTGCCACGCCAAACCACATCGCCGTTATTGACTAGGTTGGTGCCCGAGTGGAAACGATAAACCTCGTTGCTGCCGTGGATGGCAGTGACCAGCTCCAGCTCAAATAGCTCAATGATTGCGCTGGGGTTAGATGTCTGAAAGTCACCTGACAGAATGGTGACCGCCATCCATGTAACAGTGCCATCGACAGTGGTATTACCGATGACCGTCGGCCAGAACGGTTCCGTCGCGCTAGTCGTACCGGCAACCGTGCAACGGAAAAAGAATCCCGTCGCTGGCGGAATCGTGGCCTGTACAACATCACCGACGTTGTAGGCGTAACTAGCTTGCCACAGTGCAGGTGCGGTCATCAGGGTTCAAATACTTCGCGGAATGTGGCTTGTACTTGGTTGTTATTGCAGTTGCTTAGCGTGACCTGCCATTCTTCGCAAATGTATTTCCCGGCGCTGCCGCGGGGTGGAGTCCAATCAAAAGATTCAACGCCACCACGCGCCTCTAAGAATGAAACTATGTTTTCCCGCTCGGCATCTGTTCGGTTGGCAAAGCTCAACGTCCACTCTTTTGGGTCAGGGTTAAGCCCAAAAGTAACCCGCTGCTCATAGCCGTCACCTGCCTGGAAACGCCGGACCCGTGGCTTGCTTGCCTCGGTTGCTTCAAAGCTTGGAGTGTAGGTAAAAGTTGCCATGGGTTAAGCCGCCAGCAATCCGCCGGGTCGCCGTTGTTTAATCAATTCTGCCTGCACTGCCTGCGAAATGGCACGGCCAAGTTTTTCACCTTGGCCAGCGTTCCCCTGCACCTGGCTGCCCTTGGCATCCACGCTCACGTTGACGGTGGTATTACCGCCGCCGCCGCCCTGCATTGCAACCGGAATCCGCCGGCCATCGGGGAGGGGCACATAGGCCTCAGGCTTGCTGCCTTCGCCAAACATTGCCAATTGAGGACTGTTGGCAATGCCACCGCGTGCGTAAGTTTTCAACGGCATCGGGCCGTCGCCGGTCATGATGCCACCGCCAGCAAAAGTAAAGCCGGGAAAAATGCCACCAAGGGCTTTTACAATTGGCCCAATAATTGCCGCGCGAATTGCGATACGCGCCAAGTCAGAAAGAATACTGGTGGCTAGTTCCTTGAAATTGGCCTTGCCGGTGGTGACGAACGCCGTCAGTTGGTCCTCCAAACCTTGCAGACCACTGGTGACAGCTTCGCCAATGGCACCGCCCAAGTCCTTGACGCTGTTGTAGTAGTCTTGCAAGCGGTCACGAATGCCAACGCCAATAGATTCGCTGTCAGCTTTCTGCTTTGCAGTTGCGGCATCCAGCGCGCCAGCACGCTCACGCAACAGCCGCACATGCTCAGCCAGTGCGGGGTTGGTCTGAGCAAGAATGTCCAGCTGCAGCAGGTTTACCTGAGCATTTAACTTTTCCAGCTCGGTCAGTTCGGCTTTGCCGCGCACTACCTCTGCAATTTTGGCGTCGTATTCAGCAACGCTGGGAAGCAAGTCTTTCAACCCTTGCAGGTAGGTTTGATCAGCAAGCGCCACGCTTGCTGCGGAGAACCTATCAATCAAATCAGCAAAAGGCTTTACGTCTAGCTGGCCACCGGCTTCGTTGATTTCGCGCGCTAGCTCGACCACGCTCAGCGTGAGTTGCTTTACCTTTCGGTCGTTTTCGGTGATTGCCTCGTTGCGCTGCAAAAACAGTTGATCGGTAGCCGATGCGCCCACGCCTGCATAAGCCGCCGCAACATCCGCAATGCTGTTTTGCAATTGCCCTTGCAGGTCGATTGCCTTGCGGGTCAAACCTTGCCGCCGCTCCAGCAGTCGTTCCTGCTCTGCAGCAGCCCGCTTTTCTTCTGCTGCTGCCCGTCGCGCAGCGGCTTCTGCCCCCCTATCCGCTTCGCTGGTGTCAAGTGCCATCGAACGGCCACCCGTGCGGCGACCAGTGCCAGGCGAGGACGCAGACCCAAACGCCAGTTTGCCAAGGTCCGCCAAAATCTTTTTTTGTTCTTCAATGCCGCTTGTCACTCGGTTAGTAATTACATTCCACGCACCAGCAAAGTCACCCGAAAACGCCGCTTGCGCTGCTTGCACTGCCGCCACGATGTTCTTAATTAAAATGTCCACCGCCTTGACAACGGTGTAAATGACCACCGCAACGCCGCGAATGCCCACCTCAATAATTTTAAATAACGCCGTCCAATCCTGATCTGTGTTAAACAGATCGCTAAACACTTCAAGAATTGACTGCAACGCCGGCAATAGCGCATCGGTTAGTTCCAACCCAAAACCTTGCGCTTTAATGCCAAGCGTTGTAATTGTGTCATTGAATAAATCAGAGCGCGCGGCAAAATCTTCACCTACTTTGTAAGTAAACTCTTCAATGCTGGCCGAGCCTTCATTTAGCAACGGAATCAAGTCCGCGCCGGACTTGCCAAAAATTGCAACCGCTGCGGCCGCTTTTTGCGCACCATCGGGCAAATCGGCAAACCGATCAGCAATCTGCTTCAGTGCTTCATCGGCTGGCACCACCTGGCCGTTGGCATCTTTGACATTGACGCCCAACGCCTTGAACTTCTGCGCCAGCCCGTCGTTGCCTTCGGCTGCCTTGACAAGGTTGACGTTGAGCTTGGTCAGTCCCTTGCCCACCGTGGCTATGTCCACGTCTGCCAGCTTGGCAGCATTGCCAATGCCGATCAACGCATTGGCTGCAATGCCAGTCTTTGCTTGCAGGTTAAATAGCTCGTCGCCTGCGTCAATCGATTTTTTTACAACAGCCGTCAGCCCGCCCACAATGGCGCTTCCAGCTATTGCAGCGCCAAAGCCCGCCACTGCGCCCTTAAGAGTGTTAAAGCCCAGCGCAGCGTTCTTTGCCTGCCCCTGCAGGCCCTGCATGGAGTTGCCCAGTCGGCGAATATTGTTTTCGCCCTGAACGTCCGCCTTGATGCGGAGCATGGCGTCCATGTTCATCGCCATCTCAACTGCACCTGCTGTTGATTGTGACCATCGCCGCTGCCTCCATTACCTGCAGGTCCTCCAGGAGCGCGCGCTGGTCTTTTACTTCATACATCATAAAGAGCCAAGCCAGGGCTCCATAGTCCAATCCCAGCACGCCATTCATGGTCGTGCGCCACTGGGTTTGCACTCGCAGAAACATCTCCACCACCGGCCAATTTTCTTCCCACACTTCAAAATCTTCACACGGCTGCTCAGGCATAACAATGCCCAGAGCTGCTGCGTCTGCGTCAGTTTCATCAACTACGCCGCCGCCGGCCCAATGCTCGGCGGCCTCTGTCAGTTTTTTCTCTTGGCTCCCTTGATGCTGTCCATGTACGCCTTGAGCACAGCAACCGCGAGAAATGGCACCTCCAGCAACTGCTGCAGGGCCTTTTGGCTGAATGGGATCTCCTTGCCGTCGTCACCAGTCACGCCGGACCAACCGACCAGCAGTTCGGCTGCCATCTCGGTGATGCGGTCTAGGTCGCCAAGATCTTCCAGCTTTTGCAGCTCGGCCACCATTGGTCCAATCTTGCTCTGCGGATGGCGCTTGAACTCACCGTCAAACGTCTGTTTTTCGTGGCGGCCACCATCGACAGGAATATCGAAGGTGACCGGCCAGACGTAGGTATCGGATTGCTTAAGGACAAACGCCATGCAGGAAACTCCTTTAGGTGAAGGCGAGGCTTAACTCATCATTGCCGGCCGTGGTCGGCACCGCAACATAAGGGATGTTAAGCATTTGCACGCCATCTTGGTCCCCGTAGGTCGGGTTAGTGATGTCGCACTGGCCAGCTGTAAGAGTGACACGGTTGCCAGCCGTGGTGCCGTGCAGGAAGGTGAGGTTTCCGGTGGTCTCGGTTTGGGCGATGCTGAAATAATCCTTAGTAGCCAGCGCCGGTGCCTCGATCATCACAGTGCCGCTGGGGGCGCGGTCAGTGATGAGGATTTCCTTGGTACAGCCAACCAGCTCGCGGTAAACCGTTTCATTCGCAATATCTAGGCTGACCGACTGAAGGCAACCGGCATAGCTGAAGAACTGGAAGCTAGACGTGTTGCCCTGCTTGAAGATCAGCGGGCTGGCTTGAGCGCTGTAGGTAACGGAAGGCAGCGCCGTGTCTGTCGGGGCGTTGTAAACGCCGATCATCGTGAAGTCGATTGTGGGGATCTGACCCACTTCGGCGTTCAAAACAAACGTGCCCCGGCAACCGGTCAGGATGTGGCGGATGCCGTCGTTGTTGAAATAAATTGTCGCAGAACTTAAAGAGCTGCTAACCGGCGCATAGGTGACGCTGGTGGCAGCCACGATGGTCTCTGACAATCCACAGGCCTGCAGAACGGCGCCATAGCGAGGCGCAGTGCCAGCCGTGCCGGAACCAGCCAGCTCGACCTGAAACGTAATGCTGACGCGCGTGTTAGCCAGCAACTGAGGGCTGTTGCCAAAGTAAGGACGGATCAGATCGCGGCTGACTACATCAGCCTCAATAGGCGTGATTTCCAGGTTCCGCACCAAGAGGGCATCGGTTCCAGCCGGAGTGCTGTCCGTCCCGTAGGTGGATTCCTTTTTAACCTGGATCAGTCTTTTGCGTGTCAGAGCCATCGCTCAGTTCCTCGATTTGGGGTTCGGGAGGCTTTGCTGGCTCAGTCCGCTCGACGAGCGTTCTCTTGCCAGTTTTGGGATTGAGTAGGTAGGACCCACCCACGCCGTAGTGTTCATCCATCATCGTAGCTGCTAGGGACTCAAGGCCAAGTTAGTCACCTGTGTTCGATACTTCACTGCAAAATCGCAAGAGATCACCCCAGATGGCTGGTCTGCTTCTTGCAAGTCAAAGCTAACCGATACCGGCTGAACGTCATAAGCAAAGCCATTGCAAGTCAGGTCAGCCATAATCTTGGCGTGAAGCGACTCAATGATCGGGTCTGCCACTTGATCTGGCACGTCACCCCGAACAATCACCGCGATCCGCACGGTCATTGTCCAATCCAGCGTTGGCAGTGCCGTTAGCTGCTGGCAGACATCGCTGATCGGTTCAACGACAATTGCCGGCAGCTCACCGCGTTGCAACGGTTCAACCCTGCTGCGATAGATCCGCGTACTGACACCCGTGGTGCCCGTCAGGTTGGTGCGGATTCTGGCCAGGATTGACTCGCGATGAGTAGTCATGATGATGCCACCTGAACCACTGTGCAGATAATGCCAGGAATGCTGGGATGGGTAGGACTGCTTCCAGCAGATTCCGCGTGAATGTAAGCCGCGACGTTAGTGGTTGACCATATCAGCTCGATGTAGTCTTCGGCGTTGAGACCTAAAACGAAATTGACTGTGCCGATTACGTTACCAGCGATTCCTCCGTGGCTGCTAATAATGCTGAACCTGCTGTCGCTAGCAGGCACGTCCCCACTGCTGCCGGCATTATTCTTGCGCAACCAAACATTAATGTCGTGAATAGAGCTGTCAGTGTTGCTAAATTGAATTGAAAAGGTGATGCTATAAACGCCTGGATGATCAACCGTTAGGCGCGTTTCAGAAATAACTTTTATGCCACGGCTTGCCGTGTCAACCTGCCGCAGCTTGATCGAATAGGCCGTGTTTGCCAATGCCGCCACTTGAGATGTCTCATCCCAAAACGATCCCCAATATCCAGGGCAACCAAAATATGGCAATTCAGACCATGGCGTTTTGCCGTCGCCAATTTTTAAATTCTCAGTTTCTTTTTCGACGCCAGGTTCTCCTGCCATCAGCACTGGATTGAGTGCCGACCACTGGCTACGAGTGTTGATCTTGAAGGGACCGCTCATGTCTTCTGGATCCCAAGTTGAACAAACTTGCCGTCATCGAGCAACATGGTTTCTCGAACGGTGTAAGCAGTCCCATCCACGGTAATCGAATCGCCGCGGATGAGACTGCCAAAAGCGGAGGTCCTAGCGGTCAACGTGTAATCGGTGGTGAGCACCATTCCATCGCTGATCACTTGACTGGGCATATCCAGAATTCCTTGAGCGGCAGTGGCGCCAGCCGTGCAGCTAACGCCAAAGTCCGCCAAGAAAATATCCAGGTCCTCCGCAAACGCCATGATTAGCTGTACTTCGCGGAAGCAAGACCAATCACAGCCACGGCACCAGCGCCAGTGCCACCAGCAACGGTGGTAGAGACTTTCACAAAGCGCTTCAAAGAAGTCACGTTGACGAAAATCTTTTGCAGCGATGCAGTGTTAGCGGTGGTGGTGGTGAAAGCGCCGCCGCTCACGTCGGTGTAAGAACCGCCGGAAGTGTCGGATTCGGTCAGCTTGACGGCATAGGTAATGCTGGCACCGCCGGCTTCGGCGTCCAACAGCACAGCCATGTCGCCCTCGTAGCCCTGCAGGTCAATAGCAGAGCCGGTCCCGGTTGCGGTCACAACGTCGTTGCGCAGCAGACCGAGAACCGTGGTTTTAGAACCAAGGTTGTGGATGGTCATGATTTAGTCCTCCGTCGAGAGGTAGATGGTTTAGGTGTTGGCTCAGTGAAAACCTGAACCGCTTCAGCCACTTTGTCAGCGGCTGCCACTGCTTTGCCAATGCCGATCAACAGTTTGGCGTCTGAGGGGGAAGCCTCAAGGACTTCCCCAACTCGGACCACCAGACCCGCCAACATTGTCTGTCGCAGGATCTCGATCCTCATGATCAGAGGGTGTTGTTGCCGCGGCTGAAGGATTCAGGATGGCGAATCGCAATGTCGCAATCCTGCATGGCCACCACGCGCACAGTCCCGGAGGTGCTGTGGGTGTAGGGGTCAACCATCAGGTCAAGGCCAGAGAAGTAACCAATGATCAGATCGGCAAAGTTGCCAAACCACAGATCGTTGGATGCCACTTGGTTAGAAAGCACGCCGCGGTAACCGTTGACCTCGCCGTTTTCCATGATGAAGATGCCGGAGCCGGCGTCTTTCTTCGTGGTCTTCAGATTGCCGCGCATTGCAGCGTTCATCAGATAGACAGGGCTACCCAGCAGAGCGTTGGCAGTTGCCACGTCGCTTTCAAGTGCCACCACCTCAGCAAAGGTAGGAGCATCAGCAGCGAAATCTTCGGTGCCGATGCCGGTGGTGTTCTTCAGGCCCAGGGGCTCGCTGTTGGCGCCAGTGCCGTAAAGGCCAGCGGCGTCAATCTTGAGAGCGATCACGCGAGCCAGGTCGCCGCGAACCATGTTCTCCACGTCAATGGAAGACTGGATCATCAGGCGACGGCTGAAGTCGGTGTAAGCAGCAACCGTGCGGGGCACCAGGCTGACCTGATCGACGGTCTGCTGGCTTTCCGTGGGCGAGCCGGACTCGGATACCCAATAGGCGGTAGCAGCGCCGGACTGGCGGGGGATAGCAACGTTGCCGGTCAGGCCGGTCAGCACAGTGGCGCCAGCTTGATCCAGTGCCGAAGCATTGCGCAGCAGCTCAATGAAGCTGCCAGCATCCAGCTCGGTAGCAACCAAGTTGCCGCCGGCAGAAGCGGTGCCAACGTTCAGGTCGCGACGCAGCACTTCCTGGGGAATGGTGATGCCACGGGACTGGCGGCCAAGCTTGGCGGCAGCGGCTTCAGATGCTTCAATCTCAAACGCAGCAGCCTCACGGGCCGAGCGATCGGTCGGGTTGGAAAGATAGTTGATGGCACGCAGGAAAGAGAAGCCGCGGCTCTCCTTCTCAGTGAGGCCAATGTCGGCGGCCTGCATGGTCACGGTCTCCTGGGGAATGTTGAGTTTGTCGAGCACAGCAGCCCGAGCCTCGTCGATTGAACGACCAGACTCAATAAACTGCCGACCCATGTCTTCCATCTTGTGCTTGGCGCACAAAGACGTGATGTCCGAGATGCGGGCACGCTCAGCCTGAATGGCTTCGGCCTGCACCACGGCCAGATCGGGTGTGGTGTTTTCCATTTGCGGAATTTGATCGTGGGATGGTGCTGCCAAAGCAGCCGGTTCAGTGGACTCAAGCGATCGGCCGATGCCCACTGTTTTGTCAGCGGGAACACTGACAATAGACACCTCGTAAGGTGACCAAGCAGTTGCGACGAAATCGCCACTGCCACGCTCTTCCATTTTGTCGATGGAATAGCCGAAGGACACATTCCGTAGAACGCGGTCCTTCACATCACTCAAGATTTCTTGAGCGAATGCATTGCGGCTGAACCGCACACGCGCATAACCACGGCGGCGATTGCCGTCGATGTACGCGCGCTCTACAACACCGATGACTTTGTCCGGGTTGTGATTGAACAACAGCGGGGCGCCATCGTTCAGGCGGCTAAGGTCGGCCGCCTTTACTTCGTGGCTCAGGATTTCGTTGCCAAAATACCTAGCTACTGGATACTCCGAGCTGAATGGGAACTCGAAGGTCCGGTCTTCAACAGCGTCAAACTCGGTCAGTTCAGCGCGTTGATACTTGCCTTCCAAAATTCGGCTAGTCAAATCTTCGGCGTCGCGGTCAGCCTCGCCATCGCCAGTAGCTTCCTCGAATTCAATCGGGTCAAAATTGTTTTCGCTCAGCCATGCCCGTGCCTCGGCTGGCGTGAACTGCGAGCTGCGGAACCGAATGGCCTGCACCTCGCTGTCGTTGCCTTTGATCCCGTAGATAAAATCCACGCCCGCGCCGCCTTCATCATTGACACGGCGCAGGGAGTCAAACTGCTCAGGGTCTTGCAACCTGGCAGCGTGCTCGTTCGGATAGGGGCGCTCTAAATCCACAGCGCTTCTGTCTTGTAGTGTCTTGATTCTATCGGTATTGCAATCAGCCATCAGTCTTCTGCACCTTCAAGCGGATCCTCAAGCACCGACAGCTCTTCGTATTCTTCCTCTTCAACAGGTGACTCGGTTTCAGGTGTTGGCATTGCGTGAACCATGCCGCTGTCAGTCACTTCGCTGGGGTCGCTGTCAGTCACAATGCCCATCTCATCCAACATCGCCAGTTCAGCCTGACGCGCCATCAACACATCATCGAGATCACCGCCCTGCTCGCTGATGACTTGGCCTAGCGTCTTAAACCCACAACGCACCGCCGTTTTGTAAGCCTCAACCTCGCGTTGCGGGTCAACCCACTCCCAACTTCTCGGGATCCACCGGCTAGCCCGGTAGCGGTCGGGGTTGGTTTCGTAACCCGGCAAGCTAAGCGCACCACTGAGCACCGCCATCTCAAGCCATGCCTCAAACACCGGCTGGTGGAAGCTCTCGATCATGTAACGCTGCAACACTCGGTAAGTGTCGCGCTCCTCAAGCAAGCTCAACCGGCTGCTGCTGTAGTTGCTCTCGCTGAAATTCTTGCTGATGCTTTCAAAGCTCACGCCAACACCAGCCGCCACAGCTCGCAGCATTGACCGCGTAAACGGTTCTAGCTGCCCATCCGGTGCGTTCAAATCAGGCACGGTTACCGATTCGCCCGGTGCCAAATACTTGAACACGCCAGGTTGGAAGTCACTGACCCGCTCGCCTTCGTACACCTCGTCGCCAATCAGTTCTCCTTCAGGTGATTGAATGAATCCCATCAACGCAGAGCTGGCCCGAGCGCGCACCACCTCAGCCTCTTCGTAACCCTGCAACATGTGCAGCCGCATCAATGCCGACGCAAACCAGGTGACGCCTCTTGTCTGTCCAGGCCTTTCAGGCAGGAACAAATGAATCACCTCATCGGCCGGCACCCGAATGCGGCGGCCATTGGTCCGTGCATTGCCGGCATATGTATCGCCAGGGTGGTTGGCATAAAAGTGGTAAGCCTGTGGCCTGAGGTAGCTATCCACCTCGATGCCCATCCTCACCGTGTTGCCTTCAGCCGCTTGCGGCACGTCATCGTCAATCAGATAATCAGCCTCAAGAATTTGCAGCGCAAACGGCACCCGCGAATCGCCAAACGGCCTGCGGATCATCCGCACAAACACCTCGCCAGACTCGGCCATGCTGCGCGCCAGCAGGCGTTCCATATCGTGGAAGCCCAGCAGCCCGCTCACGTCACAGCGGCTCTTGTGCATCCACCGTTCCCACTGCTCGTGGATTTGACCGTTAATTGCATCATCTAGCCGGCCGCCGCGCAGCATCCGCACCTGTGATTGATGCCTAATCCCGTGACCGATCACATTGTTCTGAATGGCACGGACTGCCTGTCGCGCATAGTCGTTGTCGCGAACCAATTGCCGCGCACGGTTGCGTAACGATTTGAAACTTGACTTAATTTCGCTGTCGGCGCTAGTGCCGCTCGTCACCCAGTCGGCAGTCAGCCGGCTAACCCTTGCGCCCTGATACGCCCGCGCCCTAGGCCGCAGCGGCTCATAACCCATTGCCTTGAATAGCCGCGTGCGCAGACCCATCAGAACCTCACGAACAGATTGTGCGGATTGCCGAGACCGTTGGCGATTAGGTCCGCCATCTGCTCACGCTTCACTTCAGCCTTCAGCTTACTTTCAAGCTGCAACAGGTCGGCCATGTCGTATTTCTTAAGGCTTCTGTTGCCAATGGTGTACTCCTTTGCAACGCCGCCGGCAACGATTGTTCTGATCGCAGCCTGCACAGCATCCAAGTCCTGCTGCGCTTGCGACCGGCCATCAACCGCACCAGGCGACCCCGCATAGCTCAAACTGGCCAACACCGTCAACTGGCCGCTGCCCAGCGTGACAGTGCTTCCAGTCTTCGTTGCCACCGCCTGCCAATACCAAGCGCCGGCATCGAAGTTTGCGCTAGTGCCCGCCGCAATGCTGAATTGCCAACCCGTGTCATAGGCGCTGCCCACCACCGTCGCCCCTGCGCTGGTACGGCTGGTCCGCAGGTAATAGGTCAGCGTGTAATCAGAGCTGCTGATCGCATCGCCCAAATTGTTCACGCCAGCCACGTCACGCCACTGAATCGTGTCGCCCGCTCTGATCTCGCTTGGAATGTTCACGGCCTACCAGTTGCTGACAAATCCAGGGCCGGCCGCAGCTGGTGCCGCAGGCTGTTGCCTTGATCTTAGCGGGGCTTTACGTTGTGACTCCGTTGGCTTTTCTAGTCGTTTCTCAAGCTGATCCCAAATAGTTCTGCGGTCGTATCGCTGATACATGCGATTCAACGCTGCGTATGCGTAAACCAAACAATCAAGCGCTTCGTTGCGTCGGCTGGCTGGCAACACCCACTCGCGAACCGGAAAGCCATTGCGGTTAGTGCGCAACACCTGCTTCTCGGCTGTCAGTTGCTCAAAGTATTCGCTTGTCGTTTGCATGTGAAAGTGCAAATATCCCGGGCCCGGTTCGTTGTGCTTAAGCCGACCAAACAGCGTAGTTTTAACTGTGTCGCTGCCCACCGGCCACACCTGCGCGCCTCGCTTTAGGGTTTGCCCCTTGGCATTGATGTCCACCTTGCCCGGTTTGCCAATCGGCGGCTTGCCGCGTTGGCTTTGACCCTTGATCGCAATCACGCCCTGGCGCCCACGCTCGCGCGCGTACTGGTAGACCTCCGCGGTGAAGTGGCCGCCCGAGTCGATCGCCACCACATCGGGGCGCAGCTTGTTGCCCAGCACATGCGGCCACTCGCGCAGCGCAACCTCATCCAGCTGCTTCCACAACTCCGGCCGGCTCGGGTCGCCGTAGATCTCCTGATGATCCAGCAGCCAGCCTTCCTCCTCGCGGCCCCATGCCCACACGCTGATTGCCAGCCGGTTGTCCTGCACGTCCACGCCCACCGTCAGCGCCAGCGCGTTCTCCGGCACCACCGCCGGCTCGAAGTGCTCGCACCGCTTTAGCAGGCCATCGGCGCTCACCTTGCTGGCGTAATCCTCCTCCCATGTTTCACCCAGCACGGTGTTGACCCAGGTCTTCAGCCGCGGCGCATCGCCCTTAGCGCGCAGGAAATCCTCCACCACCTCAACCCAGGACTTCCAGCCCAACGGGCTGTACAGCGATGAGATGTGGAACCCTGCCGTCTTGCCATCACCCGGCGCTGTTGCCCGCCACTCGCCAGCCTCCAGCATCCTCGTCTTGTGGCTTTCTGAGAACCGTTCGCAACAAGCCTCGCATTCATACTGCACCGTGCTCGGGTCGTTGTCCTGGTACTTCAGTTGCGTCCACTTCAGCCATTGCATCCCACCGCAGCAAGGGCACGGCACGAAATACCGCCGCTGATCGCTTAGCAGATACTCCGCCTCGATCCGGCTGAAGTCCTTCACCGTTGGCGTGCTGGTCATGAAGATCTTGCGCCGGCTGAACGTCGTGCTCCGCCGCTCGGCCAGCGTCACCGGGTCGCCTTCGCCATCCACATCGCCAGGGAATGCATCCACTTCGTCAAGAAAGATGTAGCGGCATGGCGTCGAGCGCAGACCCGTTGCGCTGTTGGCCCCGGTGAGGATCATCATCCCGCCGGGGAACTCCTTTGAAAACATCGTGTTGCCTGAGTCCCGCGAGCGGGCGGGGGCGATCTTCTCCGAGAGCACCGGCGTGTCGGTGATCAGGCTTTCCAGTCGCTGCTTGCTTAGCCGCTTCGCCATGTCCACGGTCGGCTGCACCATCAGCATCGGCCCCGGCGCGTGATCGATCACATACCCCAGCCAGTTGGCGCCGCCCTCTGTCTTCCCCAGCTGCGCGCCAGCCATAAGCACCACCCGCTGCACCGGGCTGGTGGTGCTCAAGCAGTCCATCACCTCGCGCAGGTACGGCGTGCGATCAGTGCGCCACGGCCCAGGCTCCGCGCTGGCCTTGCCTGACAGCACCCGATGGCTGTCAGCCCACTGGCTCACCGTCAGGTCCGCTTCAAACCGCAGCGCCTCGCGGCATACCTGCAGCAGATCGTCAATCGCTGATGGCACCACTCAAGCCCTCCAAGGCTTGCCCGATCTCCTTCAGCAACATCGCGTGGATCTTTGCCTGATCGGTCTCGGCCGCCACGATAGGCGCCACACGGTCCGGAATGGTGCGCAGCGCATCGCGCACCGCCATGTGCAGCTTGGCCAGCCGCATCTTCAGCTCGTTCTTATCCACCAGCTTGGCGCTGCGCTGGTCAAACTCCAGCCGCGTCAACCGCGCCGCATACGCCTCCCTAATTGCCCGTGACTGCGCGAACGATGGGATCGCCGCGGCCTGATTCTGCTGCTGCACCAGTGCCTGGTCAATTGCAGGGGCACCACCTCGGCCCCCACGGTCGGGGCTCTTAGCCGCGGCCACCTGCCGGTCCAGTGCTTGCGGATCCACCACCACCCACAGCCGGCCATCCTTGCGCATCGCATCGCTGCTGAACCGGCCCTGGCCAGCCCACTTGCTCAGCTGCGTGTACTCAACCTTCCGGTCCTCGGCGTACTTGCGCAGGTTCATGCGTCAGCCGGGAACGGTTCACCGGTCGCTTCCAGCTTGGCCGTCTTGCCCGTGAACTGCTGCCACCGCTTCACGATCACGTCGCAGTAGCGCGGGTCCAGTTCCATCAGGCGGGCCTGGCGGGCGGTCTTCTCGCAGGCGATCAGGGTGCTGCCGGAGCCGCCGAACAGGTCGAGCACCAGCGCGCCGCGGTTAGTGGTCTTGTCCAGCGCCTCCTCGGGCAGTGCGACGGGCTTTTGTGTCGGGTGGACGTAGGTCGAAGCGCCGTCTTTGTTAATCGTCCACACCGAGCCGATGCGCTTGCCGCAAAGCTCTGCGCCGCGGTTCCACACCAGCGCAACTTCGTAATCGCTTGAGAAGGTTTTTGTCAGGTCGCCCATGCCGCCGCCGGGCTTGTGCCAGATCACGATGTTCGTGGGGTAGCCAAAGCCATCGAACAACTCGATCCACTTCGTCTGAACCTTCCAGCTGGTCCAGATGAATACCCACCCAGTCGAGTACGCCTCGACAATCGGAGCGATGTCCAAGAACTGGTCATCGTTGGCAAGCACGTCGAACTTGTCTGCGCCATCTCTCCAGTTGGACTGGTACTCAACTCCATACGGCGGATCGGTGAACACCATCTCAGCCTTCTTGCCATCCATCAACCGCTTTACCTCGGTCAGCGATGTGCTATCCCCGCACATCACCCGATGCTTTCCCAGCAGCCACACGTCCCCAGGCTTGGTGACGGGATCGGCTTGGGGCTCCGGCACCGCATCAGCATCGGCATGCTCCGGCGGCAACTCCTCGATCTCGGGCAGCAGGTCCGCCAGCTCGTCATCGCTAAAGCCGATCAGGCTTAGGTCGAAGTCCTGCTCCGCCAGGTGCTGCAGCTCGCCCCGCAGCAGGTCGGTGTCCCATCCAGCGTTCAGCGCCAGCTGGTTGTCCGCAAGGATGTAAGCCTTGCGCTGCCGGTCACTCAGATGGTCAAGCACCACCACCGGCACCGTCCGCAACCCCAGCCCCTGCGCGGCCGTCAGCCGGCCATGCCCGGCGATGATCCCGTCGTTGCTGTCTACCAGGATCGGGTTGGTAAAACCAAACTCCACGATCGACGCTGCGATCTGCGCCACCTGCTCAGCACTGTGCGTCCGCGCGTTGCGCTCGTAAGGCTGAAGCCGATCCACCGGCCACAGCTCGATGCGCTTGGCCATTGTGATTGTCAATCCAGGATCAGCTGTCATGCGTTATTGAGAACTTGTTGCAATAGGGCGGTTTGAATTTTCTCACGCTAGCCAAAGCGTGCGCGATTGGACGACCCGCAGGCTTTGGGCCAGGAAGGACCCGCAGAGGGGGGTGGAGGGGTCTATCGAGCCGATGCCAAGGCCCGCTCAAGGCTGCTCAGCAGGTACGCGCCGAATCGCCGGTCAATCACCTTCTGCCCGATCTGCTCCATGGGGAACATCTTGCCGTAGGTGGCGCGGGGCACGGCAATGAACAGGGGCCTAAGCTTGCCCCTTGCTGTTCGCTGGTAGACACCAGGAGGGCGGCCTGCGCCCTCTGGGCGGCCCAGGAAGACGCTGTTACGCCCCCTCGAGCCTATCTGCCCCTCAATGCGCTTAAGCGTGGCCAGGGAGACGTTGCCAGCGGCTGTCAGGTTGATGGCAGCAGGCACCAGCACCGAACCCTTGGGCATGGTCGCCTCTGCCTGAGCGATAAAGCGTCGCTCGACTGGCTTCTGCCCACGCACCCCGCCACTGATCAGGGTGCGCAGGTATCGAGCACGCCGACGCTCGGCATACACCTCAGCCGTTAGGTCGCGCTTGCTGGATCGATTGACCAGAAACGCACGCTGGGTGAAGGGGACAGGGTTCTTGAAGTATTGACGAGTGGCACCGTTGAGCGCAAGGCGCGTGTCAAACGCGGTCTTGTTTAGCGCCTGACTGATGGCGAACGGAAGCTGCCTGGTCATGGCATCCGTCCACCGGATAGCCATGGGCAGCTCTGACCTGATGTCGAGGGTGATGGTTGCCATGTGGTCAGGGTAGGCCGGTTGAAAGGCGAAGCCGTGAGACTGGCTGTTCCTATGTTCCCATCGTTCCGACCCTCCTTAGAGAGTTTCCCTACACCCCCTATACCCCCCCTATATACCCTATATAAATATATATATATAATAAGTAGGAACATAGGAACATAGGAACATCGCTTGGCACGCAAGGGGTCTGGTGTTCCTAGCAGCCATTGCCAGATAGGAACACCAACGGGACCGGGCCAGTCTCAAAAGTAGACCCATTTGAGAACGCCATCGACTCTTTGGCGCCTTCTTTGGTAACCCAAGTCCCGCAGGATGCTGCCCACCTGCATCTGATCGGATCGCGTCTGGCGCTCCATCGGCTTAAAGATGGCATCGGCCAACAGCAGGTCAGTAGTGATCTCCTTGGCCTTGTTGCGCGGAGCGATCAGCCAAGCCTCAATCGGTGCACGCCATGGAGACTCCACCAAGTAATCCTCGTTCTGTTCGGCCACCATGGCTTCCTGTTCGGCGGTCAGGACGCTGGGCTCGCCATTGCGATAGGCGGCCACCGCTGCCGACCAGATTGCATCGCGCTCCATGTACAGGGCGGGAACGTCAATAGGCTTCTGCAGGGTGCAGGTAACGGGTATGACCCAAAACCGGCGGTTGCCCGTGTCATCTACCAGAAAACCACTGTCGCGGTTCGTAGAGCCGACGATGACGCACCGCCTAGGGAAGGCTTCAGTGGCCTTGCCATAGGGCACTCGGAACATGTCCGTGGACTGGCTAAGGAACGCCTTGACTTGCCCGGCGTGTTTTTTGTTGGTGACGTGATCGAGTTCGGCCCACTCCATAATCCAAGAGCGGTGTAGGACCATCAGGTCATCTTTGGAACTGATGTCACGAAGGGCATCGGAAAAGAAATCGCCGCCTAAAGCTGCCCAAAACGAAGATTTGCGTGCCCCCTGCTCACCCATTAAGACAGTGGCATTGTCGTGTTTGCTGCCGGGTTCGTAAATCCGACGCACTGCTGCGACAAGAGTGCAGCGAATCATGTGATCAAAAAGGGTGGGCTCGGTCTGTTCGGCGTCACCTGGGCGAAGATAAGTTGAAGCTATGCGATCAATGTATGTGGGTTGAACATGATTAGCGACGTGATCAAGATAGTTGCGAATAGGGTCATAAGGATTAGATTTGGCGACTTTGACAAGGCAGTCAAGCGCAACCTCCTTCGAAATTTTGCCGCCATTTTCGGCAATTTCTAGATAGTAATGCTCTGCATTTTCAAGGACTATGTAGTCATTGCCAGGGTTGTTCCGTTCAATTTGCTGGGTGAAAATGTTGTATCTAAGAGCGTTGGCGTCTTTAAGTTGCATCAACAGTTCGTTGGCTTCTAGTTTCTTGAGAGGCTGAAGGTCTTGGGTGATTTTTATTGGATCCGACGCCTGTACCACCTGCGGGACTTGGCGAGTAGGTTTGTAACCATACTGTTGAGCCAAATACCAAAATGTGCCGGCATTGACTGAATGGCAATTGCTGCCAGCGACCTGCTCAACTTCGGCAAATAAGGGACTATGACGCTTCATCATGGCGATGGCGTCTTCGCTCGATGCGTTGGCCTCATGGCAGGCATCCATGAGGCCCCACATAAGGTTGCGAAAGAGGGGGTATTGTTTTGTTTTTGGTATTGCAGCGGGGATACAATCTAGGGCCTCTTGTATTTCAAAAAGCGTGCGGGTTTTATAATTTGCAAATTGCCTCGCCTGTACCAAATTATTGTGTGTGGGTTCATCGGGCAAGCATTCATCAAGTTGTGCGTAGCTGTAATAACTGTCGGATTGATGAATGATGGCCACCTGATCGCCTTGCGCGCCATCGGTGTCGATGTGATAGGTGCCAGGAAGGCGCATCACGCGCGATGGATTTTTAAGCGTGCGATCGGCATCAGCGTGCTCAAGAAGACGACGCTGAAGGGAGCGCCATTGATCGGTTGTGATTGGATCGGTAAACGCCCAATAGGTGTGGATGGATTTGCCGCCAGTATCGACTTGGACCGTTGGCTCTGGAAGGCCAAGGTCTTTCCATGCGGCTACCTGCCAGTCTTTGGGGCGATCATCCCATTCACAAAAGATGGCATGACAGGAATTGATTTCTGAGTCGGTGTCACCGCCTGTGTTGATGACTAGGTAGACGCCGCGGCCTTCGGCTTGCCACTCTTCAACAATTTGGCGGCTTGGGGCGCCCTTCCGACCTGCGTCACCTGATTTAAAAGGATGGCCCGATGGAAAGAAAGCCCTGAGGCGTGCGGCTTTGGGTGGCTTGCGAAGGATCTTGATGAACTGGCGAGCGGCGTTGAAATCAATAGGTTTCATTTGCTTGACTTCTGCTGGCGAATGGCTTGATTAAGAAGCAACCGGATTGCGGCGCTACGGGACAGGGCGGAGCCACGCCAAGCGTCAAGCCATGCAAGCTGTTCTGGTGAAAGCCTCAGGGGTATGGGAGTGGCTAGTGGCATGTGGATCGGCAAAGCTTGCACACCGTAGCCGTTTCGTCTACGGTGTCAAGGCCTTGTTCACCGTCCGATGCCAGCGCGCCGATCGAAGCCTTGCCCGCCCTTGGCCGGGATGCAATGCAGCAATTACAAAGATTACGAAAATCATATGAATAAGATTCGCAAAGAATCGCCAATTGGATTACCTTTGGATGGTGATAATTATTTATACGCCGAAGAATATTTGTCTTGGCATGTTGCTTGGCCAGAGTTCATTGAAGAACACGGACCTGCTGAGGCCATTTTTGTCGAGCAAAATCCCGACGTTCCTCCATACCGAGACAGCACGGATCAGAACCAGTTTTGGGTACATTTTGCTGATGGCGAGCGTGAGGTGTTTTCCTACAAAATCTCTCACAGCAACTTTGGCCATAATTTGAATCATCCCGATTTGGTTTTTGGTCAGCACTTGAGGCAAATTAAGTCAGCGGCAAGGCACATTATTAGGCCATTGCACGAAGAGCTTAAACATCGCAGCGGCTTATCAGGTCCGCTTGATGTGCATCATGAAAACGAGCCGTTTCAGTGGCTTTTGTTTCGATTTTTAAGGGATGAGCTAAAACTGCAGACCTTGCAGGACTTGGTAGTTATTGGCACGGACGACATTGGCACGAAAAGATTTGACCCTCAATCAGTTTCTGATCATTGGTATCAATTCCACAAAGATCAGGCCACCTTGGTTGTGATGACAAAGGAAGCCCACAAACAATGGCATGTCGCCAATGGAAAAGATTTAGGGCCTAACTGGTTGGAGCTCCGATGATTTTGCAGGCATCTCCCACGCTGCGCGCCACACCCGCAATGCCACCAGCACCACGCACCACGCCAAGCCATGCCTGCTGCTCGGGGCGCAGTCGGCCGGTGGGGGTCTTGACCTCGATGCTGGCGAACACGGCAATGCGCCGGCCAACCATGTCGGGGGTGACCACGATGGTGCGCCAACCAATTAGATCAGCGCTGCCGCGTGCTAGGCCGAATGTGACGAGCCGGCCGGTGCGTGGGTCTGGCAAGCTGCCTACCTGGTTGCGGAATAGGCGCGTGTCCGCGCGGGTGCCAACGGCGAGCCTAATGCGTTGCTGCAGGTCGGTCTCGGCATTGGGCACATTTATGCGCGCTGTTGCCGCGCAAAATAAACGTGTTTCGCCCAACCGACTGGGTTTTTCATGCCGCGGGCTTGACCGACATGAATTAGTTCTTGGAGTGTGCGGGCTTGGCGGCGTTCTTCGGTGCGTTGCCTAACCGCCTCCCGCTGCAACTCTTTCAGCTCACCATCCTGTTGGCGGATTGTGCGAGGTGGTGGCGCACATGCTGCACCGCAGCATGGGCACAGTGGCGCCGGCTTGAACGCGGCAAAGCACGCGTGACAGGTCCGCACCGATGGTGCAGCGCTGCCGGCTCCAGCAGTGCGCCGCAGCCGATCATCCAAAGACCAGTCACGCGGATCATCGGGAAAGCCATGGCGGTGAACGTTGCCGACGTGATCCAGCACGATCGCCGCGGCCTTGCCTGGTGCCGGCCTGAGCACCCGGCCAACCTGCTGCAGGTAGAGCCCGAGTGATTGGGTGGGGCGGAGCAGGATGGCGCAGCCTGCTGCGGGGATGTCAAAGCCCTCGGAGACCACATCAACGGTCACCAGCACCTGCAGATCACCGGAGGCAAAGCGGGCGACTGTGGCATCGCGCCGCAGTGGATTGGTGGATCCGAGCAACGTGGCGGCGGGTATGCCTGCAGCGTTGAAGGATGCGGCGACGTGCTCGGCGTGTGCAATGGAACAGCAAAACGCGATTCCTTGTTGACCTGCCGCCAGCCGTTGATAATGCGCGATGGCGTCACCTGTGACGCTAGGGCGATCCATAGCAGCGGCGGCTTGGTCGGTGGCGTAGTCACCGGCGCGGCGTTTCAAGCCAGTCAGGTCGGCCATTACGGGCGGCGCATAGATGCGAGCTGGGCACAGGAAGCCAGCGTTCATAAGGTTTGCAACAGACGGACCGAGGACAAGGCGATCAAAGGCTGCCGATAGGCCTCGGCCGTCTAAGCGCATGGGTGTTGCGGTGACTCCAAGGCGAAGGGCTTCAGGCCAGTGGTTGAGAGCACGCTGCCAACCGTTTGCGGTGGCGTGGTGTGCCTCATCAATCACGATCAGGTCAGGCGCAGTGACGAGCTGCCCCAGCCGGCGCGTGAGCGTTTGCACCGATGCGACCTGAATCGGGTGATCAGTGGTCGGCAATCCGGCGGCGATGATGCCGTGCTGCACGCCAGCAAGGCGAAGCTTATCGGCGGTCTGGGCGATCAGTTCACGGCGGTGGACCAACACCATGGCACTGCGGCCGCGTGCGGCAATGCCTTGAAGGATGACGGCAATGATCACGGTCTTGCCCATTCCGGTCGGACCAACCAGCAGGGGTGCGCGTGCGCCGTTGCGGTATGCGGCGCGGAGATTGTCGATTGCCTGCTGCTGGTAGTCCCGAAGCTGCATACGGTTGCATCTGCTGGCATCATGCTATAGGATACCGCAAGTCGCCACGGTTTATGGAGAACGCCGACTATCACCGCCACTCAGCGGTTTCAAAGAGTCACCTCGATCAGGTTGCCAAGAGCCCACTGCATTACTGGGCGCGGTACTTGGACCCCAACCGCGTCGCGCCAGAGCCCACGCCAGCCATGGCCATCGGCTCTGCCGTACACACGCACGTCTTAGAGCTGGACCAATGGGACGCGCGTTATGTGACCGCGCCTGAAGGCATCAACCGGCGCACCAACGCAGGCAAGGCCGAATGGGAGACATTCGAGACGGCCGCCACCGGACGTACGGTTTTAAGCCGTACAGACGCCGAATTGGTGATGCGCATGGGTCACTCGGTTTTCAAGCATCCGGCTGCAGCGATGCTGCTGGCTATGCCGGGCAAGGCCGAGACAACGCACATGTGGACTGATGAGGCGACCGGGTTGCAATGCAAATGCCGCCCCGATTGGCTGACCGATGATGGCAGCCTGATCGTTGACCTGAAAACCACCGAGGACGCCAGTCCTACGGGGTTCCGCAAGTCGATTGCTAATTTTCGGTATTTCGTGCAGGCGAGCTGGTATTTGGACGGGGTTGAGCGCTCCACCGGCAAGCGACCTGAACAGTTCATCTTTCTCTGCGTGGAGAAAAAAGCGCCGTACGCCTGCGCCGTGTACGCCGCCGATGCCGAGATGATCGAGGCCGGTGCTGCTGCTGCCGCGCGCGACTTGGAGGTGCTTGCCACCTGCAGGCAGGCAAACGCTTGGCCGGGTTACAGCGATCAAATTGAGCCGATCAGCCTGCCGCCATGGATGCGGCCCAAGGCTGACGGCACGATGCCCACCACCACCGAGATCGAGACCTACTGATGACCGACAGCACAGCACTAACAACCACGCAGCCGGGGGTGTTCTCTGGCATCCAAGCATTCGAAGACGCCCAGCGGATCGCCAAGGCGCTGGCCAGCAGCACGTTGATCCCGCAGCAGTTCCAAGGGCAGGCGGGTTACGCCAACTGCCTAGTGGCGCTCAACATCAGCCGGCGGATGGGCATGGATCCGCTGATGGTGATGCAGAACCTGCACATCATCCACGGCCGGCCGAGCTGGTCTAGCCAGTTCATCATTGGCCTGATTAACGGTTGCGGGCGTTTCAGCCCGCTGCGCTACGACATCACCGGCAAGGGCGACACGTTGGCCTGCACCGCAGTGGCCACCGAGCTGAAAACCGGCGAGGAGCTGCGCGGGCCAGAGGTCACGATGGCAATGGCCAAGCGTGAAGGCTGGGCGACCAAGAGCGGCAGCAAGTGGCAGACAATGCCGGACCTGATGATTCGCTACCGGGCCGCGGCCTTTTGGGGGCGTCTCTACATCCCCGAACTGCTGGTCGGCATTCAAACCCAAGAGGAGGTGCTTGACATTGAGCCGGTGACGGTCAGCAGCGAACCGCCCAAAGTGGAGCTGGCTGACCTAAACAAGAAGATCCAGGTCACGCCGGTTGAGGAGGTGCCGACTGATGGCGACGACATCTTCTGAGTTCTTGACCGATCTTGAGCTGGCTGATCGCTGGCACATGCACCGCCAAACCTTGATCAGTTGGCGATCGGCTGGCACCGGCCCAGCATTTGTGCGCATCGGTCGGCGCGTGCTCTATCCCCTGGCCGAGGTGGAGCAATACGAAAAGGCCAACACCATCACACACGACCAACCATGACTTTCAAAAGCAAAGGCGCCATCTTCAAGAACACGCCAGAAAAACTGCAGCAGCGGCTTGGCGACCGCTATGACGCCGGAAAGAAGTATCCCGATGTCGATGGCGTGTTTGGCATCAAAGAGGAGGACCGAATGGCATTTGCCAGTTACATCATGAACGCGGCGCCCAATGACAAGGGCGAGATCCCGGTGCGAATCACGGGCTATAACAACACCAGCCAGTCGGGTGTGAAGTATCTGGGCCTATCGATTGAGCCGGACTACAAAACCCAGAAAGTGATCGACGAAAAGCTGGCAGCAGCCGGCGCCGCTCAAAGCCTGGCCAAGGCAACCGACGGGGAAGTGGTCGCCATGAACGAGGAAGACCTGTTCTAGGTCACATCAGTTCAAGTTCCAGGCGGGCGATCTCATTGACCGCTGCCTGGAGCAGTTCCTGCTGGTAGCAGGTCTGGCGCAGGAGAAGTGCTGCAAGTTTGCCGGCGTCGCCGGTAGCCTGCAGCGCTCGGCACTGGGCTTCCAGTTGAAAGGCTTTCTCAGGCGGAATTTCCACCGCCATCCACTGACCAAAGTTCACTTGTTCGGGGCAGGTTGCCCCATGTTGCCCATGAACTGCCCTAAGTGCAGCCACAGCCGCCACCGAGCGGCGGTGACGAACAGCCACCCGGACGACCAAATTGTGCGCAAGCGGGTCTGCGAGGCGTGCGGGCACGCGTGGTTCACGGTTGAGGTGATGGTGCCCAACTATGCGGTGGGCTGGAGTGCTGCGCATAAAAGGAAGCCGGTACTGCGTGTGCCGATGGAGCTGACGGCTGGGAGCACGCGGGTGCGGGTAAAGCATCAGGAGGCAAAAGACCGACTGGCATTGCTGCGCGAAGCAAACGAGAGGCGGTCGCGGGAAGCCGATCGCAGCCACATGAACAAATGTCACACGGGGGATGATGCACTGCCCGCGGTGCAGCATACTTAGGTCACCGGAGGCAAACGGCCCTCCACTCGGCAGCCCAGAGGCTGCGCTGAACATGCAGGCTCTTCTCCTTGAGCTGGATCAACTGAACGATCAGGCCGACGCCTTGATGGAACCTGAGCAGTTCGATCAGTGGTGGGCTGTCACTCAGCGCCGCATCGAGGTCATCCGTCTGCTGGATGCCGCTTGAGCCCTCCGGGGCTTCCCACCACCACCCACAACACCATGATCACCAACCCTTGGATTAACCGCATCACCGTCCTAGTGGTGATGTTCGCCATCTACGCCGCTGGTTATGCCGGTGGTCGTGATCAAGCCACGCTGGCGCATCAGCAACATCCTGCTTGCCATACCAACCTAAAGCCATGAGCACCACCAGAATGCGCCGCTTCTACTTCCAGATCCGCTCGGCCAACGTGATCGAATGCATCTGGGCGCACAGCCTGACAGAAGCCAAAGCCAAGGCCGCCATCACTTGGATGCCTTGGTGGCAAGAGCTGGAATGGCTCAACCCTGAAACCGTTACCGATCCATCTATTTATGTCTGACACGAGCACCGGCTCCATGCTGCCATTTCAATGGGACGAGCCAATCACTGGCCGCTTTGGCGATGGCATCAGCCGGCCGCGGCCCAAGGCGCGCGTGCGCGAGTATCGCGTGATCGTTTACCCAACAGGAGCCCGGCCAATGACTTGGATCACCCGCGCTGAAACCAAGCGCCACGCCATTCGCTACGCCGAAAACCGTTGGCCCGGTGCTGTGGTGGAGATCGCCTGATGGATCACATCCGCGCCAAACTGGAAGCCCTGATCAGCGATTCCGGCATGTTCAACGCCGGCCAGCAGGAGGAACGCTTGCGGCTGGTCACGTTGCTTCGCGCTCGCCTTGATCAGTTGGCCAACCTGCCATGTCACCCGCACATCTCAGCACGCCGCGAGGAGTTGCTGAACATCCTTCAATGCTTGACTCATCCATGAATCGCGTTCAACTTGACCAGCAGCGCGCCAATATGCTCGACGCGCTTTACGTTGCCAGCGGCCGCACTAACGGGCTCTACACCGGCCTTTGGGAAGAGTTCTGCCGCGACATTGCGGCCAGCTTCCGCGACACCGCCTACGCCGAGCTGCACGCCGCTTGCGTGATGGCCATCGGTGACGCAGAAAGCCACCTAGCAGAGAAGCACGCGCAGCAGTGCATTGCCGTCTGCCGTCGGTTCCTGCTCGGCAGCCGATGGTCCTGAGTGATCGCCGCCCTAAGGGCAAGGGCCGAAATTTCACGGTCAACATCAGGATGAGCCGTGAGGAGATCGAGCAAGCGCGTGAACTTGGCAGTGGAAACGTGTCCATGGGCTTTCGATGGGCATTGCGCTATGCCAGCGACCGCAAAATGAAACCCGTGACACTCACCACACTGCTCCGATCGGCAGCAGTGCTAGCCAGCGAACTCGAAGCTAAAAAGCGATGACCGACAACATCAACCACCCACCGCACTATCGCCAGGGCAAGCTCGAGTGCATTGACGCGATCGAGGCCGCACTGACGCCGGAAGAATTTGCCGGCTACTGCAAAGGCAATGTGCTCAAGTATGTCTGGCGCGAACGGCACAAGGTCGGCGGTGATTCATTGGCAAAGGCGGAGTGGTATCTGCGTCGTTTACTCGCCAAACTGGACTGATGGACACCCTTCCTAACATTTCACTACTTGAGCGCCTAGCTATCTGGGTGCTATGCCGCAGCCCGCGGGTGAGCCTGCTGGTGGTGAAGGATAAGTTCTGGCCGGACGTGTTCTTTGCCGCAGACATCACCGACCCAGCGGCTGCATTCGTTGCCGACGGCATGAACGAACCTGATCCACCGAGCATGGTGCTAGAGCGGTTGTATCACATGCCGTCACACGGCGAACGCGAATGATTTCGCTGCACGCTGGCCGTCTGCTGTTGAGCTGTGAACGGGCGAGCCAGACATGGCACGCGCACATTATTCTCGGCCCCAAGCCTGAGCACCAGATGGTGGCCGATACAGGCACTGTCGATCTCCGGCAAGCAATGGAGCGCGGACAGAATCTGTACGCCGCATTTCGGGCAAAGGCAAGGCCGATCGAACCTGACGCTATTCCGCGGGTGATGTGCTGGGATTGCATCCACTGGACACCAGGCGGCCGCGGCCGATGTGAGATGGACATCCCCGAATCCCGCCAAACTGGGGGAAGATTTGCGCCGTCCTGCGCGGTGTTTACACCATGCAAGAACCCATCGTGATCAGCCGGTTAGAGCGCGACGGCGGCGCCATTGAGACGCTGGAGCCTGCTGCTGGCGGGGAGTTGTATTACCGCAGTTGCGCCAATGGGTACTGCCGGTATTCGAGCGACCTGTGGCAGGCTGAGCTGTACCTCGACCACCTGCTAGCGCGATGACTTTATCCGTCGCCCTCAGCTTGGCCATGGCCTATTGGCTTATCTGCGCCGCAGTTCTCTGCTTTTGTAAGAAGCTCCTGCCCTAGCCAGTTGACAATCGCCCATTCACGGGTGGCGGACCAGAACGGTTGAACGCGATACCAGTCCACCCACGGCTTGTGGCCTTTCTGGCTGTTGCACATCAGGCAGCAGCTAACGAGGTTTTCGCGTACCGTCAGGCCGCCGTGGACCTTAGGGATGACGTGATCCAACGTTGGGCTGCGGCCCAGCGGGTCGTTGCAATATGCGCATTGATAGTTCCACGCGAGATGGATCTGGTCACGGGCAGAGCGCCTAGTGACCAGCCGCGTCTCATCAATGTGGTGCTTGTCCACCATCTTGGCCAGGCAACAGGAAGGCGGAAACGTCGAGATCAACGATGTCGTCGTCGCTGGGAATGAACTCAGCCAGTTGGCTGTAGATGTCGGCTGGCAGCTCAGAGGGATCGGTTGCGGATCGGACGATCAGCTTGGCGTTGATCTCGACCAGGTATGCCCGCACTGGCAGAAGCCCGGCTGAGCTAACGGTAGCGGGTGCAACCCAATCGCCCGTGTTACGGATTGTCAACTGGCCGACCCGTCGCCGCCGTATGCGCTGCGGGCGGTGTATAGTTCACACATCGACAGCCACCCACCCGGTCATGATCCACGCCGCCGCCGCCATCGCCATCCTCGACAACGCTGGCCTGACACTCGACCAAATGATTGAGTTTTGGGGTTCCATGCTGGTCACCGACCGCGCCGGCAACGGTGACACCTGGTACAACCGCCAGCAAGTCGAGGCCTTCGCCGCCTGAGCGGCCTTACCATTTACCCATGACCTACATCCTCAACATTGGCCCGTGGCATATCGGGCCTTTCCCCACCCACATCGCCGCACAGCACTGGGCCGAGTGCCATGGTTGCGACGATTACCGGATGATCGCCGTGGATGATCCAGCAGAGGCACCGGGACGCATTGCTCGGTTGCGTGATTGCCAAGCATAAAAAAAAGCCCCGACGCCCACCGCGCCGGGGTGCAATGCTCACCGAGCCAAGCCTAGCCCCTGCTTGCGGTTACGCCTAGGTCGCCGTTGTAGCGGCCAGTCTCGCGGTAGGTGCGTTCGGGCGTGCCAGCGATGACATGAAACACCATCTGACCGATCTTCATGCCGGGCCATAGGGGGATGTTGTGAAACCGGCGGCTGTTGTGCAGTTCCAGCGTCAACCGGCTGCCATGCCACCCGGGATCGCAATAACCTGCCAGCAGGTGCTCCAGGCCCTCGCGTGCGCGGCTGGACTTCAGCACGAACTGCGCCGCGATGTGGTCGGGCAGGTTGAACATCTCCTGCGTCTCGGCCAAGCAAAACTCATTCGGTGCCAGCCAGTACGGATCGGCTTGGGTGTGGTGGCTGATGCCGAGGATCTGCAGTTCGGGCCGATCCTCCACCTCGATCATCAACCGATCGCCCAGCAGCACATCGAGGCTGGCGGGGTTTTGCAGTTCGGCGTTGTAGGGCACCACCATCGCCGCCTGCCGACAGAGGCGGGCGATTTCGTAGTCGGGAATGATCATTCAGTCGCTAGTACGGCCAGCGAACTCTAGGCCTGCCATTTCGGATGCCTAGATGGATGAACCCTTTGGGCGCGCCATACCCGACGCTATACGGCCACTCTCGATCCACCCAGTCCTGCACCTTGTAAATGTCCTCGCCGTCAACGTACCAATCAACAGCACCTACGCCAGGCGCGTTGTAAAGGTGCTCGCTGTTGCTAGCGCCACCCACGGATCGGTTGATTGCTGCCGGCCGGTAGCCACTTGTAATGGTGATGCGCTTGCCACCAAACGCTGTGCGCACCTTTTCCAGGAATGCAGCCAGCTCAATGGCCGTGTCCACCTGATGCTGCGCCACAAAGCGCCGGGCCGGATCACCCAGGGCAAATTCGCCCAGCGTGAAATGCGGCGACAGCTTGGTGCCAAATGGGCTCGATGGC